AACCGCTTGCGGCCTAGGAGAGGTCTGGAGAACCTAGGTTCTCCGGGAAAACGATGGCTACTAGAGCATGGACGCTAGGCATTTAAGTTCGGCTACTTCATCCGCAGTTATTTCAGCGTCATCCCACTCTGAGACTTCAACGGCGTGCATGGCGAATGCCGCGTATAGTTTCGGATCGTCCTTGATTTTGTTGACGAATAGTGACGCGCGATTTAATGCGGATTTGTTCATGGCCATCATGTCTTGTTGGGAAATGCTATATTTTACATGCACGTCTTCGATAACCTGTCTGAAGATGTAGCTGGCCAGTGCTTTTGCGTGAGCATCCGGTATGCTGTATGCTGTTCGTAAGAATAAAGCGCCCAGTTCATCCATAAGTTCCATCTCCTTGCTGCTTTTTCGTAGATTATATCATTCTGTGGAAAAAGATGCAAGGTTCTGATTTTAGGGGTATGCGCTGCGCCTGCGCGCGATTGTCGGCGGCAACTGGAACAATGACCTTCAAGCGGGTCCCTTCTACGTGAACCTGAACAATGCGCCGTCGAACTCCAACTCGAACATTGGCGCGGCCCAATCTTATCCAACACATGGTAATATGTTTCTCGATTTTTAATGCAGCGCATATTCCTCACCCCTTGGTGAAAATCAACTCGATGCAAGCGCCTGCCGGTAGCTGAAAAAGGACGAAAGCGGGCGAGAGGATAAGAGAGAATGAAATCCTACACTCACTTGTATGAAATATGTACATCCGAACAAAACAGAATAAGAAGCGTGCAGTCGGCCAAGAAGAGCAAGCGTATCCGAAACATCATCAAGGCCCGGCATTTGTCTGACGCGGCTCTGGCGGAAAAATCCCGTGATTGGATTATCAATTACGAGATCAAAGAGCATGCCCCCATTTATATTTTAGATGGGATCAGCCATAAGCAGCGGACAATCTATGTACCGACCCTGGAAGAGCTTATTGTCCAGCACTGCGTAGTGAACGCTCTCAAGCCCATGTTCTACAAAGGTATGTATGAGCACAGCTATGCCAGTCTGCCGGGGCGAGGTTCTCACAAAGCCAAAAGGGTCATTGAGAAGTGGATTCGCACTGACGCAAAGAATGTAAAGTATGTCTTGAAAATGGACATCAGGCATTTCTTTGACAGTGTCCCCCACAATGTTCTCAAAGCAAAGCTCTCCAAACACATTCATGACGAGCTTATGCTGGACTTGCTGTTTAAGATTATTGACGCCACGGACGAGGGGATTCCCCTGGGGTTTCATACCTCCCAGTGGCTGGCAAACTGGTTCCTGCAAGGATTGGACCATTACATCAAGGAACAGCTCCAAGCAGCCCATTATGTCCGGTATATGGATGATATGGTGATTTTCGGCAGCAATAAGAAAGCCCTCCACAAGATGCGTCAGGCAATTTCGGAGTATCTTGGAAAAGAGCTTGGTCTTGCGTTAAAAGGGAATTGGCAGGTGTTCCGGTTCTCCTATGTGAAGAATGGCGAATACCTGGGGAGAGACCTTGACTTTATGGGATTCCGGTTTTACCGGGACCACACTGTTTTGCGAAGAAGTATCATGTACAAGGCCAGTAGGAAAGCGAAAAAACTTGCGTCAAAAGCCAGGCCAACTGTTTACGACGCCCGGCAGATGCTGTCGTATCTTGGCTGGATCAAGTCCACAGACACCTATGCTATGTATTCAAAATGGATTAAACCTTATGTCAACTTTAGGAAACTGAAACGAAAGGTATCCAAGTCTGACAAGAATAATCCCTTACAGATATATTACCGGCTGGCGAGGGTTTATCAAACATAAAAAGGAGGCGATTTTATGGAAACTACTTACCGATATTCCGAAAGCACCGTCCGGCCAGAGCAGGTCCAGATTTCCGGCGATACCGTATATCTGCGCAAGGACATCAAAGAATCCAAGCGTGAGGATATGGACGGCGGGACAGTCAGCTACTGGACGTACCAGGAGGCGGCTATGTCTACCGAGGAGTTCAACCGGAATTCCAGCGCTCTTCTTCTGAAGAGGCAGTTGAACAGCGACGGCGACATGCTGGCCATTATGGAGGCTATGGCTGATATGTATGACGTGCTGGCTATACTGATGGAGTAAAAGCAGAAGAAAGGAAGACAATCATGCACTTTACCAAAGAAATCTGTTTGAAGATAGATGGCATTGATGAGTTGACTGCGATAGCAGAGAAAGCTCAGCGGCAGTTGGACGAACTGATAGATACCGTGCAGGAACCTGAATCGCGTGCAAATTCGGGTGGAAGCGAGTCTAAACGACGAGAGATCTCCGGGGAAGGTTCCGAAGGAAACATGTCTGAAAAATTGATATGGACTTCGTTACCGTCTGGTATTTGGTTATAGTGCAAGAGAAGAGTACAAATCGAAAGGGCTGTTAACATGGTAAATATCTACTGTACGCTTATCATCAATAAGCGAAGGAGCTTTGATGATATCCGGGAGGACTTCAAAGAAAAAGTAAAAGCCCGGCTGAAAGAACTCGGTTACGACCAGAACGGCGACAAGCTGGAGGCGTAACCGTGCTTTTTTATATTTTAACTAAACTTCTGATTGGAGGTAACAACATGGTTGCATTGTATGTAGCGCTCATCATCAACGACAGGAGGTCTTTCGATAAGGTGCCCGACAAGTTCAAGGATGCGGTCAGGGCTGACCTGGAGGCCCTGGGCCTTACTGAGAACGGCGACCCGGTGTAAGGTGGCCGCCTATGGTTGACACCGGAAGTTGGGTGCTGGTCAGCAGGCGGCTGCCGCCATATTCCAGGCCGGATTCTAAGGCAATCGAGTCCTGGTGCGGCCTTTCTGCTGATCTTGATATGCTGCCCAAAACAGGATGCACAGGCAGCACGGCTTATTGCATCGACACAGGAGACCGTTACATGTTTGAGGAGACTACCGATACCTGGTATCCCGTGCTCTCCTCGGGTGGCAGCGGTTCGGCTCCAGAGGGGGTGGCCCCTTACACAGGACCCTACAGCGTGACCCCGAAAGCGTCCGTGACGCAAATCCTGCCCACCTCCAGCAAATACATGAAGAACAATGTTACCGTGGCAAAAATCCCATATTCCGAGACGAGCAACGCCTCTGAGGGTACTACGGTAAGCATTGCGGCAAGCTGACGGAGGTGATGGATAATGGAAGGTGAATTCATTTCACGAACTGAGCATGAAGAGTTCCGTCGGAGTATGGACGCCGAGCACCAGCGTCTGGAAGACGAGAACGTCCGTCAGAACCGGCGGCTGGAGATTCTGGAGGAAACGGTTAAGCAAATCGCAAAGATCAGCACCTCAGTGGAGAAACTGGCCTTGAACATGGAGAATATGGTAAAGGAGCAGATCTCCCAGGGGGAGCGCTTGACAGAGCTGGAGGGCCGGGACGGCGAGATGTGGCGCAAAATAGTTGGCTGGGTCATTTCCGCAGTAGTGGGCGTGGCTGTCGGCTATTTCTTTTTCAAGCTGGGGGTCCATACTTAGGAGGAACTTCAAAATGAGATTCTGACTAGGCGGTTCTGATAGCCGTGTAGAAAAAACGAAACATTACGAACTGGAGGAATGATCTATGGATTTTGGAAAGGCAATCGAGGCTGTAAAGGCTGGTAAGAGAGTATCCCGCGCTGGATGGAACGGCAAAGGCCAGTATATCGAGCTGGCTGCCTGCGTCAGCTATAAAAATGCAACCGGAGAAATCATTAACGTAAATCATCAGGCGCTTGGCAACAATGCGATTGCGTTTGTCGGTACTTCCGGCGTGCAGCTTGGTTGGTTGGCCTCCCAGGCAGATATGCTTGCTGAGGATTGGCAGATTCTGTAAGAGGAGAGGAAACGGATGACGCGAAAGTCGATTGTACATAGGCATTATAAAACATAGGGAGTGATTCAAAATGAACATCAACTGGAAAGTACGCATCGCAAACAAGCAGTTCTGGTTCTCGCTGGTACCGGCAATTCTGCTGGTTATCCAGGCTGGCGCGGCCATCTTTGGTTATACTGTGAATTTCGGTGAGCTTGGGAACAGCCTGCTGGCCTTTGTGGACGCAGTATTTGTTATCCTGGTGCTGTTGGGCATCGTCAATGACCCCACCACTGCCGGATATAGCGACAGTAAGCGGGCCAGACACTATGAGAAACCCTGGAAGGAGTAACATATGCCTGAAACCGTAACCAAGAATATCAACAAAGTCATCTACAACGGCGAGGTACTTATCGACCTGACCGCTGATACCGTGACCGCGGAGAACCTGCTGAAGGATGTCACGGCCCACGATAAGTCCGGCTCGGCAATTATCGGCGCCTGTCCCTTTGACGTGGATTCTTCCGATGCTACTGCCGCAGTCGGCGAACTGCTGGAAGGCAAGACCGCCTATGCCAGAGGCGCAAAGATTACCGGCGCCATGAAGGACAATGCCGCTGTCGCTGGGGTGATTGCCACCAAGGAGCAGGAGTACACCGTTCCACAGGGCTACCATGACGGTTCGGGTAAGGTGTCCATCGACACCAACGAGCAGGCCAAACTGATTCCCGGCAACATCCGAGAGGGCGTGACTGTCCTGGGTGTTGAGGGTACTATGTCCGGAAGCGAGGACTCCAAACCCCAGGCTAAGAGCGTAATACCCTCAGCGGAGGAGCAGGTCGTTCTTCCCGACGAGGAGTACAACTGCCTGTCCCAGGTGGCAGTGGCGGCAATTCCCTATGTGGAAGCGGAAAACGCGGCCGGAGGCACCACCGTGACCATTGGCTGAAGGAGTGAGGCCAGATGGCTGTAAATAAAGTTATAGCGAACGGCAAAGTCCTGATCGACCTGACTGGCGACACGGTAACCGCCGGTTTGCTGAAAAAGGGCGTGACAGCCCATGACAAGACCGGTGAGATTATCACTGGAACGCTTGACCAAAGCGAAGAAATTGACGACATTGACCGGGTACTGACCTATGGATTCTCTGAGGGAACAAGAACGTTTGCAGACGACGGTACGGTCGTAGCGCGGGACTCTGCCGGCAGGACGCTGACCCGGACGTTTTCTGACACGGGTAAGACTTGTACGTCCGTACTCACCGATACGGATGGAGTAGAGCTGGGCAGGCTGGTGAAGACCTACGGAGAGGGTTTCTCCCAAGTCACCATCACAGACTGGCACGGCAATGTCAAGGTCAAAAAGATTTCGTACAGCGGTTCGCAGGTGGATGTGACCGTTGAGTAGGTAGAAGAAGACCCCGGCTGTCTATGCGATGGCCGGGGCTTTCTCTTTTATATTTAGAGACGTTCATATAGGGGGCGTTAGGTAACATAATAGTATGAGACTATAAAATAGGTAAGGGCGATGTACTATGTATAAAACACTTGAAGAAATTCCCTCAAAGGATAGGTACATTTTTGAGAAATTGGTGACGAATGGCATTATTTCAGCTGATGATCAGGGGCGTATAAATATCGGTGAAGAAATGTATCGTATGATACTAATTCTGGCACGTTTAGGATTATTGCCAGAGGTCTAGCGTTGGTTAGGTATTGAAAAAAATCCCGATCTATGCTATTATAATATAAAAAGTGTGCTAAGAGGTGTTTGAAGTGCCAAATGAAGTGCCAAATAAAGAGATAAAAGAAGTAGCATTTGGTGCTGCGTTTAGCCCTAGGTTTCAGCTTTTGGATTTGTGGGGTGAAATTGAAGCCGAAATTGAAATCCTAAAAAATGATGTTGAAAAGAAACATCAATTAGGAATTGAGTAGGGAAACGTTGAGAATATGCTAAACAGGAGCAGCGGATAACCGCCGCTCTTTTTCTTTATACTCTAAATTTAACTATGGAAGTGATACTTCATGAATAGTGAGAATTCAACAGTCTTCAAGGTAGAAGACATAGCTAAAATGCTGTCCATAAGCCGCAACACAGCCTACGAACTTGTCCGCTCCGGCAAAATCCGCAGCGTGAAGATAGGCCGAATCTACAGAATTCCGCGTTCAGCAGTAGAAGACTACTTGAATGCCTCTGGCGAAACTGGTATAATGTAGTCAGTATCTGCTGTACGGCATTTCTGAAAGGAGGCAATTATGCCGAGCAGCAAAAAGACCGCCAATGGCGGCGGCAGTATCCGTAAGAAGACCGTGATGAAAAAGGGAAAAGAGTACATATATTGGGAGGCTCGTGTGACTGTCGGAGCTGATCCAATGACCGGAAAGCAGCGGCAGCGCTCCATTACGGGTAAGACCCAGCAAGAGGTAGCTCAAAAACTGAGGCAGCTTATCGCTGAAATAGACAACGGGACTTATCGCGAACCCTCTAAGATGACCGTAGGGGAGTGGTTGAATACTTGGCAGGAACAGTATCTCAACGATCTAAAGCCTCTTACCAAAGAGATGTACGCGACCGCTGTCCGTATCCATCTGAAACCCGCCTTGGGGATGAAGAAATTAGACGCCTTGTTGCCGGCTGATATTCAACGGTTTTACAACTCCTTGATGCAAGGTGAAAAGCCTCTGTCGGCTAAGACCATAAAGAACATCCATGGGATTTTCCATAGGGCTTTGCAACAGGCCCTTGACTTAGGTTACCTTCGCAACAACCCCGCAAACCCATGCAGGCTCCCGAGAGTCGAGAAACCAATCATTCACACGCTTGACGATGTGAGCACCAAGAAATTTCTAAAAGCGATACAAGGCCATCGCTTTGAAAATCTCTTCCTTGTAACGCTATTCACCGGTTTGAGAGAAGGCGAAGTGCTTGGCCTCAAATGGGACTGTGTAGACTTTACCAATGGCTCTCTTTTGGTCGGGAGACAACTTCAGCGCAAGCGGGATGGCTCAAGTCAATACTACCTGATTTCTCCGAAGAACGGCAAGTTTCGCAAAGTCGTCCTGGCTCCTTTCGTGTTGGATATTCTTCACAGGCAAAGAGCCGAACAGGAGATATGGAAACGCAACGCTGGTAAAAGCTGGATGGATACCGGGCTGGTATTCACGGACGAACTCGGTGATAACTTAACACCGGAGACGGTCTACAAGAACTTCAAGAAAATCGCCATCGAGATTGGGTGCGAATCCCTGCATTTCCACAGTCTCAGACACTCTTATGCCGTGGCCGCGCTCCAGAGTGGCGATGACATCAAGACCGTGCAGGAGAATCTTGGGCACTACACTGCGGCCTTTACTTTGGATGTGTACGGACATGTTACCGACAAGATGAGGCAGGACAGCGCCGACCGTATGCAGCGATATATTGATATTTTACATGATGAGTAAAGGCTGGTAAGGGAAAATTAAGGGAAAACTTCGTGCCGGGGCAAAGAAAAAGCCCCGAAAAACGGCGGTGTTAAGCCATTTTTCAGGACCCGTAAGTGGCAGGGGCAGAAGGATTCGAACCCTCGGCACGCGGTTTTGGAGACCGCTGCTCTACCAACTGAGCTATACCCCTAACTCATTTACTAGTATAGTATAGCATGTGGCGCCACATTTGTCAACTGTGTTTTTACCATTTTCGTTTTTTTGTGTGGCTGCCAGTACATAATACCACTAACTTGCCTGAGCTGTAATGAGCCGGATACCTGCCCATGTGTTCCGGGATATCATGCCTCCAGCCCCGTAAAGTTAAACGCGAATATATGATTGATTATTCTTTTATCATATCCGCAATTTGCAGCTCGCCTTTTCGCAATTTTAAAACCACATCCGTCTGCTTTGCTAGTCCATTAGAGTGGGTTACGATTATCACAAATTTGTTAAGGGCGTATTCCTTCAGAATACTTATGATTTCAGCCACGGTATCCTCGTCAAGACGAC